TAACACCTGATTATGTTAATAGTGCAAGTGGACTTCAATTACATCAATTCAAATGGTTAGAAGGTGACCATATGATAGGTGAGTTACCATTAGAGTGGAATTGGTTAGTTGGAGAATATGATAAAAAAGATAATGTGCATAATGTACATTTTACTGAAGGAGGACCTTGGTTTGTAGATTATTTAAATTGTGATTATTCAGCTGAATGGCATAAGTTAAAAGAAGAAACTACACAAACTAATTTAATAAAATGAGTAAAAAACCTAAACTAGATTTTGGACCTACAAAGAAAGACCACGGCTGGTTCTATTATGTTTGGAACTGGAAAACTTATGTGTTCTATGCGTTATTAATTGTTGGTTCAATACTTGCATTTATAGACCAAGGTATAACAGGCACTCTTTCTGTTATAGGTATATTGTATGGACTTAAATTGTTAGGTAAATTATTTTAATGAGTAAGATTAAAGAAATATTAGAAGATATAAGAAAAGTTAGAAATGATTTAGTAGCACAATCTAATCCTCATTTCCAAGCCCTTACAAATATCATTTATAAGTGGGAAACTAAATTGGCTACAGAAACAAGTCCTTGTACTTGTGGTAGGTCTCCAACTGGTAATTGTATAGGTTGGCATAAATTAACGGAAGAACAATATCAAATTAAAAAAAGTAAATATGATTCAAGGATTTGAAACTAGAGAAGTTACTGATACCGTTGTTAGAGCATTTGTAGAAGGTGCAAAGGGAACATTACATAAAAGAAGTGGACCTAGTGTAGGACAATATGAGAAAACACATTGGCCAACATATAGAAATCTTGTAGATAAACCTGTATGTGTTTTTGGTATATTAAGAGGCACAGGAGATTTAATTACACAATGTCAACAGATGAAACATACTTTTTATTATTTTGACCACGCTTATTATTTTAAAGAACAGAAACACGCTGTAAATAAAATATTAGGAGATAGAGTATACCGATTAACAAAGAATGCTTTATCTTTAAACTATGTTGACAAATTAAATGAAGAAGATTATAATAGAATAAATAAAATTAAGAAGCATATAAAAATAAAAGAACGAAAAAAGAATGGTGAGTATATATTAGTTTTACCACCTTCGGACCATATTAAAATATATTATTTGTTAGGGTCTAATAGTTGGGAAAATAAAGTGATTGAAAATATAAAAAAATATACTGATAGATATATTAAAATGAGAGTTAAAGGTACATCTATACCATTAAAGGAAGATTTAAAAAATGCTTACGCTGTTGTAACTTTTCAATCAACAGCAGCTGTTGACGCAGTATTAGAAGGTGTGCCTTCTTTTTGTGATACGATATCCTGTGCAAATCCAGTATCTTATAATTTAGATGAATTTGATAAACTTGAAGATCCACATCCAATAGATGATGTTAGAGAACGATGGATAGATAGTTTATTAGCTAATCAATATACTATGGAAGAATTGAGAAATGGGTTTGCGTGGAATAGATTAAAAGGAGAATTTGCAATAGATGGAAATTGGTAAATATTGGGATGATTTTTATGCGTGGGTTAAAGGTTCAAAATTAGTTGAACTAGATAGTGTTAATGTAGCAGATGATCCAGTTAGACCTGAACTAGATAATAAATTTAGAACAGGTCAAGGAAGAAAGATATTTGGTTTAAAATGGAAAGAAGAAATTGAAGGAGTTGTATGTTTAGCATTTACAAACGAAATCCCAAAGACGGTAAAAGAATTAGAATTATTAAGTAAGGATGCTCATATGCAAGGTAGTATGAGAGCAAATCAAATAGGAACGATAGCAGTTGCATATACTTTATGGTCTCTTAAAAGAGGTGCAGGTAAAAAACTTATGAAAGAATTACAGGCTCATATTAAAAGCTTACCTCATATAAAACAATTGGTAACTCTATCTCCATTGACACCTGTAGCAACACATTACCATATAAGAAATGGGGCGAAGTTAGTAAGTATTAATCCTACTACACAAAATTTTGAATATAAGATATGAAATATTTGTTATTGCTATATGTATTTTTATTAATGTATATAATATTTGTAGTTTATATGACTACTAATCATATTAATTTTTTTGGAGCATTTAACTGATAAAGAAAGAAAGGAAAGACGAAAAGCACTATGAGCTTATTTTTGAGAAAGATGATTGTCAAGCTAAGAATGTGGTACGCTGATGTAAGAGGACATCACGGACACCGTTGGGATTACGAACCATCAGAGCATTACTTTGGTAGACATAAGAGAAAAAATAAAGACAAATAATATATGTTAATAACACATAAGATTAACTGGGATAGGTGCCTCTCACATCAAATTTGGCCTGCTATAGAAAAAGGTTGGACAGATGAAGATAGAAAGATACACTTTTTTTGGGGACTAGCTGGAAAGAATCAGCAAGAGATTGAAAAGTGTATTGAGAATAAAGAAGAATGGTGGTATGTAGATGTTGGTTATTTAACTGAACCTATCACTAGATATCCTGAGCCTAAAATCCACAATAAAGATAGAACTTATTTTAGAATAGTTAAAGGTGATTTACATACAAGACGATTTACAGCAGGTAGAAAAATTGGTGATAGATTAAGAAAATTAGAAGATAATAAATTAGATGTTAGATTTAAAGGATGGAGTCCAGGACAACATATATTGATATGTCCATCATCACCTACGGTGACAATGAGAGTTAATAAGATGACCCAGGAAGAATGGGTTGAAGCTGTAAAAGAAGAATTAATAAAATATACAGATAGAGAAATAAGAGTAAGAAATAAACCAAGACCAGATAATCAATGGTGGAATACTGATATAAAAGATGACTTAAAAGATTGTCATTGCTTGGTTACAAATATGAGTTTAGCGTCTATTGACGCAATATTAAATTATGTGCCTGTGATAGCAGATGGTGGTAATGTAGCGTGGCCAGTATCAAGTAGAGATCCAAAGTTTATAGAGAAACCTATGAAACCTGGAAGAAAGACTATTGAAGAATGGTTAAAATTTATTGCTGAACATCAATTTACATTATCAGAAATTGAAGATGGTACAGCATATAGAACTTTGATGTATCAATATGAATAATATTATTTGTACTCATTTAGGAAGTAAGTATGGAGATGAGTATGTTAAAATACTCTATAATATGGTTGAGCGAAATACAAAACTACCTTTTAAATTTTATTGTTTATCAGATAGAGAGTCTTATGGGACTGATTATAAAGATAAGATAAACATATTGAGAAGGCCTACAGCACCTAAAGGAGAACTTGCCCTACGAGCTTGGTGGGCAAAGTTATACTATTTTCATCCAGAACTAGGGATTAAGGGATTAACATTATCATTAGATTTAGATATATTAATACAAAAAAATATTGATGAAATTTTTACATATATTAAACCAAATGAATTTGGGTGTGTTAGAGATTTCGGACAACCAGAAATTCTCATTAATTCAAGTGTGATGTTATTTTATCCTGAAAATCAGACTAGTATATGGACTGAATATATGTTAAATCGACCTACTTGGATACACGCTCACGGAGACCAAAATATCATAACAGATTTAAAATACAACGATTCTAAAACCAAGTTTATGCCAGATGAATGGACTTATTCATTTAAATGGCCTGAACGAGGTAAGATAGTAAAGTTTCAAAAGTATAGACCTAATTTATATCCTAGAAAAGAAGGACCTATATTTTGTGTTTTTCACGGATTCCCAAATCCATCGGATGCTAAGAAATTACAGAACCAACCAGAATTTAAGTGGATTGAAAAAGTCTGGTATTAGTCAATTTCCCCCCTATACAATCAGACGCAGATAGTCTTTAAACACACCCAGGCGGCGGCTATGGGCGTTTAAATCAGACGAATCGCAGACGATTATGTAAATACCGTAGATTCTATGCGATTTTTACGGCAAAAAACACTTAAAAAAGAGAACAAAACGAGAACACTAGTCCAAAAAACCCAGTAAAATCAACGCTTTTTTGTGCTTGACTTTGTTGATAAATGATGATAGCGTAGCAGTAGATATTGAGAAATACACTATGAGAATTACAGACAAAATGACAATTTCAGAATTAAAAGATTTAAAAGAACAATCTAAAAATACAATGCACCTAGTTTATGGTGCCGAACACTATGATGACGAGGAAAAGTACGATCCTTATTTTATGTCTTGGCATACTATCTATAGAAATATGGATATTGACGCTAACAAGAAGGTAAAATTAGAGTCTTTATTTCCTAAAATCAAAACTTATTTAGATAAGCATTATAAAGGTGCTGCTAATTTTACAGGTAAAACAGAATTAAAAATAGTTTTTGGAGATGATTATTATTATACTTTTGGAGATGAATACGATTTAGATTCAAAAGAAGATGACTATATGTGTTTATATAATGATTATGGACAAACCGTAAGTGGTAGACAATTCTTCAAAAAAGATTATAAACCAGAATTAACTAAAAATTATACATTTTATTAAAACAAGGAGGAATATATTATGAGTAAAGTTGATACAGAAGTTTTTGTGAATAAAGAAGATTTAGGCAAAAACTTATACAGAAAAAAAACTTATTACACACTTTGCATTGAACAAGATGTTTTGGCAAAGAATAAGGACGAAGCAGATAACCTGTTTTCAGATAACGGTGGAATTAACCACGACAAAATCAATAAAGAACTTGCTGATGAAAAAGATGGAGTTGAAACTTACTATGTGGATGCTAACTATACTGATTCAGATACAACCAAGTATCTAGGAAAAGTTGTTTATGATGATTATGATGGCTTAGAAAATGCCAAAGAAAACGGAGATGTTGAAATAGACACTTGGGCATCGGAAGATGATGTGATTAATGATGAAGGTAAAGTTGTATCCGCAGTTGACAATGCTATCGCTGTTGGACAATCACTAAAAAAAGAACAAGAGGAAATTAAATTAACAGATAGTCCTTTAGATGATTTAGAAAAAATAGTTAATAGTAGATAATTATGAAAACAATTAATGTTGAACTAAAAAAGAAAACTATACAATCAGCATACAATCAAGTGAAGATGTTGAGTGATTTAGATTTTCCTAACTTTCAAAAAGGAGAACCTTTATACAATTTAATTATGGAAATTAAGAAAGATATAAAAAAACAAAACAAAGACAAAGTAGTATTGTGGAAAGAATTATTAGATTTCTGGCCATTATCTATTGTAGTACCTACAATGCTAATATTAATATTAACGGCTAATTTATGGCAATAGGAGGACACACAATGTCAAATAAAAACGGAAATGTAGTAGTCAAAGGATTAAACATCAATGGCTTTACAAATAAAGTAGATATTTTAACAAGTATCAAAGAAAACATATCAGATAGTAATTTTTTAAATGCTACAGATATGCTAGAACAATTAATAAAGTTTGAAGAAAAAGAACTTTATGGAACTAAAGAAGAAGCAGAAGTTGATAATATGCTTGAACTTGCTAACGAAATGTCAATGGGAAAATAATGTTATACGCTGACAAAGTAATGGTAAGTGGAACTTACAAAAAATTAAAAACAATGGGTGATGACCTTATTAGGTTATACAAATCACCCAATTGTGAATTATCATTGGCAAAAGGTATACCGATGGCGTGGTTAAAACTTTTATATCAATATTCTAAAAAGGTAAGTCCTTTAAGATTCAGATATAGAGGTAAATCAAAACCAAATTATCGTAGACCTGGCGCTTATGTGAATAAGGAATTTGCAGATAGTTTTGCTATCTATGAAAGATTATATGGAAGTGGCTATAGAAACTAAAATGAATAATGGATATTTTGCCGTTGCATTGGATAAAGAATCTTGCAATGTTGCAAAGCGAAATGCTCAATATGATGTTGTAGTTGGAGACCATATTACACTTGCATATAAACCAAATAATAAAACTTTTAAAAAGTTGAATAAATTGTGTGGTAAAAAAGTTGAAGTATATATTAATGAAATGAGAGCAAATGAGAATATACAGGCATATTGGGTTAGTAATATGTATTTAACTCCAAATATAAAATTAAAAAGAGTTGATAAAGGACCAGCCCATATTACAATATCACATAGAAAAGGTTTTAAATCTGGTGACGCAAATAGTATGTTTAAAAGACCTGCTTTCAAAGAAGAAAGATTGGGTATGTTAGAAGGAAGAGTGAAATGGATTCCATTTAAGGAGAAAATATAATGAAAAAAAGAAACAAATTTGAAAGAAAATTAGATGAATATAACCATACAATGGAATTAATTAGAACGGTTGTTCCATTTGCAGTATTGGTTTTACAATTAATAATATTATGGAAGGTAATATAATGATAGAATATTTTAAATTTATAGAAGAACTAAAAAACATTAAAAAAGATTTAAACGATTTACCTGCTAGACGATTAAAATTAATTGATTTAGCAATTGACAAATATGAAAAATTAATTAAAGAATTTGAGGAACATTTATCAAAGGAAGAAGCGAAGTATATGAAACGCCACGAAGATGAATTAATGGAAGAGGCATTAAACCCTTTAGGTAAATATAAATTAGTTGAAGATGGAAATAATGAAGATGTTAATAATCCAGACTATGAAAAATATGCTGGAAGATTTGGTAAATCTGTTAAAGAATGGAAAAAAGAAAATAAAGTATTAGCATCCAAATTACCATTTTTAAGGAAGACGATTAAGGATGCCTAAAACAATATTTTTAAATCCAGAACAATTATTTTGGAGACGAGTATCTAATTTAGAGAAAGCTATGAATAATGCTACAAATTGGGAGTTTAAAGCATTGTTTAAAAATAAGTTGATGGAACTTATGAAAAAACTCCCTAAAAGGATGGTAAATTAATTATGGATATGTTATTATTAATTGTAATAATTTTATTACTAGGGTATGCAATTGCTACCGTAGGAGATATGAAACAAATTATAAAGTCTATGCAATTTCACTTGAAAAAAATTAATGAAATATGCGACAATATAATCAACAAAAAAGATAAGGGAGGAAAATAGTTTATGAGAAAACTATTGACAATAATCGCTTTATCAGCGTTTCTTTCAGGTGTTGCTTATGCAGAACCTAAAGGTAATGTAATTGCTGATAAAATAAATGCTGTTGGTGCTTTTGTTAACTCGGAGATTGAAAAAACAAAAGAATTCCAAAAGAAAAATTGGGCGATGATGAAAACAGATATTACAAAGCTGTTTCAAAAAATAGGGTTAGTCAAATAATGACTGCCGATTTTGTTTATACTAGTGCCAATGATGGCACTAGTTTAATTAGACCTGTATCTGCCCGAGCAGAAACTTGGTTTAAGGATAACAATATAATGAAGAAAGTAATAGACAATACCGAAGATTTCTATGTGATAAAATCCGTAGATGGACCAGATATTTGTAAGAAAATTAGAGATTCTGGTATGGATTTCACTAGTTAAAGTATGTTTATTATGTGTTCAATATGTGTCTATAATGTGTTTATATAAGATATATAGGGGCTTGACAATATTGAATTTTTATGATAGGATGGATACAATATAATAAGAAAGTGAGAGAATAATATATTATGCAATCAAAGGAACAAATCTACGAGGATTTTCAGAAATTAAAATCAAATAAAGCAAAGGTGAAATACCTTGAAGGACATAGGGATGCTGCTAAAGCACACCCTAACCATTATAGTCATTTAGATATTAATTGGGATAATTTAATAACTGCTTGGAGTGATAAAAATCCAAGAGACCATTTTTACAAAAAAGTATTCGGAAGAACTTTTAAAGAACAACAGGCATATGAAGAAAGAATTGCCGAAAAAGAGGAGAAAGATGTTGGCGACAGAACCAAAAGCGTTGATAAAGTGCTTAAGTAGTATTTTAATCGCTGGCGTTTTACTCACAAATTGTGCTAGTAAGAACGGCATAAAATCTCATAGTGGCGAAGTATTAGGTGCCTTTCAAGCAGGAGGTCTTTGTGCTGGGGTAGTTGATAGTCCCGAAGCCGTTGCGGCTTGTGCTATGACAGGTGCTGTTTATGGGGCAAATGAAATATGGAATTCAGATTTTAATACTCATAAATCATATTTTGTGGATCATTTAATTGGGGCACCAAATAATCCGAGTATTACTACTTGGTATAATCCAAATACAAAAAATTCAGGAATTATTAAAACAACAAGGACATTTTATAGAGGACCATTAAAATGTAGAACTTGGGAAAGTACGATTGATATTACACCGTCTTTTCCTTTAAATTGGATTGGTTCACCTATAAGAAATACGAATACAGGAACTGCTTGTATAATGCCTGATGGTAGAGTGGAGATATTACAATGAGGAATTTTTGGATTGCATTTATAATATGTTTTATACTTGCATTTATTTTATTAGGATGTGCAAATAAACCTGAACCTAAACAAACAGAATTAAAAGGATGGGGACATAGTTTATTTGAGGCATTAAAAGGAGAATTTAAGGGACAAGGTAATGTTAAAGATGGTGATGAAAAAGAATGGAATCTAATACCGAGATTTAAATTTTTAAACAAAGGAAATGATTATGAAATTTAGTACATATATTAAATTGATGATGACTTTTATTTTAAGTATTATAATATTAGTCTTTTGGAGTGCTAATAAAGCGAACGCTTGTGTTGATTGTGATTTAAATAAAGAAGTATTTGATTCAATCAAAAAAGGTGAGGTTAAAGTTATTACAGGAATAGATAATGGATCCTTTGAGATAGATACAGGTAATGAAGTTTTGAATATTAAAAAAGTTAAGTTGAATACTAAAGATAAAAATATTTTAAAGAGTGATGTGCAAGAGCGTTGGGTTACTCCAGATGGACAATGGTGTTTTGTTACCATTGTTATAAGACAAACCGAAGAAGATGAAATTATTAAAAGAGAAGAATTGCATTGCTCAGATACGAAATATGGTTTAACATATAAACAAGAAATTGAAGAATTGAAATTACAAATAGAATTAGAGAAGGCCAAGAAACCAGGTTACTGGGAATTATTTGCGGAATTCTACTATACGGATGACAATGTACCGTTGTATTGCAGGAAATATGCAAAACCAAAATCATTGTTTAAAAAGCCAGGTGATGTATGTTTATCGCCTGACGGTAAATGGGAGGTAATAAATTAGATTATGTTTAGTTTGATAAAATCTATATTTACATTAGGGACCATCTGGATTTTGATTGCATTCAGTTGGAATCCTGCAACAAACTTTGTTGAAAAACATCAGCTTGTTGACAAAACAAAGCAATCAGTATATAATATAATAGGGAAGGTGAAAAATAATGTCAAAAAGTAAGATATTAAAATACACAATGATACTATTAGCTACTTTAATGTTGACTAATTGTGCAAATAAAACTTATACAATTAAGCAAGAAAAGAATAAAGTAATTAATAAAGTACCTGCGTGGTATATGGCAGACATCGCTGAGAAAAAGGCGTGTGATAAAAAGACTTTTGGTAAAACTAAAAGTAAGCAATGTATATACGGCGTTGGAACATCTGTATCCCCTAGTTTAGAACTTGCGATTGAGAAGGCAAAGCTTGTAGCGAAAGCTGAATTGGCCGACATCATCAAAGGTGAAATGAATAAGAAAGCAAAAATATTCATAACTGAATTGGGTAAGACACATACGAAAACCGTAGTGTCGGATGTAGAAACCGTGTTGGTAAATATCATTGATAGTACACCTGTGAGAGGTTATGAAGTATTTGCTCAGGAGGTAACTATGACGAAAAATGGTTACTACCGTGCGTGGATAGGTTTAAGACTACCTCTAGGCGAGTTTAACAAAATGTATAACTACGCTGTAATAGATGTTGTGGATGCTTTTGAGCTTAAGAAAAAAGCAACAGAAGCATATGAGTCTATTGAACAGGAAACAGACAATGGAAGCACAAATTAATAATATAATTGTGTACACAAAAAATAATTGTATTTATTGCAATAAGGCTAAGGCCTTGCTAAAAGGCCTTGGTTATTCTTTTAAGGAAAAGAATTTTGAAACAGAATTTAAAAACATAGAGGAACTATTTAAAGAATTAGGCAAAACCGTTCGGGCAATGCCACAAATAAAAATAAACGGAGATTTAATAGGCGGATATAATCAATTAGTAGAATATTTTGAAAAACAAAAATTGGTAAATTTTAGAGGCGAAATATTATAATTGTTTATGAACGAACAAAGTTTAGGAAGTATGGCTGAAGATAATAATAATCAGGACAATAAAAAACCACATATGAAAGATAATGTAGTATTCTTTCCATTTCATAGAATAAAAGATTTGAATAAAGCAAGAAGTAAAATTGATCCTAAAACTGAAAAACAGATTAAACAAATACATAACCAAATATATGTTCAACAATGTGTTGATGATATTTGTACCGTGATAATGAGATATTTACACGAAGAAAAAGTCCAATTACAAAATCCTATATTGATGAAAGATTTTAAACTAGTAAATGAATCTATTAAGAGTATGCTTGCTAGATATGTGGGTAACAAACATAATTTACAAAAAATTGTGGACAAGTGTGTTGTGTCCCATAAAAAAGGAAAGGCTCTATTCAATTTTGTTATTGATTATGAGAACTTACCTTTAAAATGAATTCCATAAAGCACTTTGGAATATGTGTATGGTCAAAGGTATCACCATACATATCAAACTTAACAAGATACCTAAATTAAAGAAGGAGAAATTTTATAATGAGAAAATTATTTAATTTTATACTTGGACCAGATAAACTTGTAAAAGTAAAATCTGTTCAAAGAACTGCTGTAAAAGGCAGAAAAAGAATGTCTAAAAGAACAAAGGTTATGAACCTTTTATCTAAAGGCGTTGATGTTTCTTGGAAAACTTTAAGAAACAGATTCGATTTAACATCACCAAGAGCGTTGGTTGATACTTTAAGAGCAGAAGGTAATATGATATATATTAACAAATCTGCTAGAGGTACATCTTACAGACTTGGCACACCGACTAAAGCAATTGTCGCTGCTGGAATCAAAAAATTGTATGGTACTCCGTACTCATACCACAATGCGTAATAACGCATAAATAGTTTTGTGGGGCGGCGAACGCTAGCGGTAGTAACCGCCCCCAAAAGTTAAAGAAAAAGAATTATATGGCATACGAAGTGAAAAATAAATTTAAAGATAGTGAAATTTCAGAAAATAAGGTTTCTGCCTTAACACAAAGACAATCATACTCAGCTGAAATTAACAAAGAACAAGGCGAAGGCGGTGGCCTTAATGCAGGATATGATGTAGTTGAAGCTGCGTGTATATATGCGAACCAACAAGGACGCCTAAATAATAAAGAGTATGGTAAAGATTTCATTTTTAAGACAACCGGAAATGATAATGATGGTAATGAAACTATCATATTTGAAAAAAAGAAGGAGAACAAATAGTTATGGCTAATACAACAGCAGCTTTGAATAATTTACAAACAGCAGGCTCTAGTGCTCCATTGATTAGTGAAATACTAACAAAAGTGAATAATGCAAAAGACAAACCTAAAAAGGTTGCCGTTTTGCGTGAAAACGATAGTCAACCTTTAAGACAGATTCTTAAAGGAGCATTTGACCCAAAAATCAAATGGGACTTACCAGAAGGCACCCCACCTTATTCGGAAAATGATGCCCCAGCTGGTACGGAACATACCACACTATACACAGAAGCAAGAAGATTATATTACTTTGTGGATGGTGCAGCTACTTTATCAAAGACTAAAAAAGAAACTATGTTTATTCAGATGTTAGAATCTCTACACGCTGATGACGCAAAAGTCCTAATTGCAGTTAAGGAAAAGAATCTTAACAAAGTATATAAAGGATTAACAGCGGAATGTGTAAAAGAAGCATTTGATTGGAACGATTCATATACAAGAAATAAGTAGAAATTAGAATTATAGGGACGAGAACAAATAGAGAACATTTGTCTTGTCCCTATCAAAAAACCTAGTGTTTATGCGAAGGAATAATGCTTGCAATATGTACTAGAATCTGATAGCTTGGAGTAAGAAAGTGAGAGAAATAAATATATTATGAAAAAGACAAAAACATTGATAATCGGATTCTTTATTGCCTACTTTTGGGTATGTGCTTTAATCAATCCATTTAATCCTTGGGATAAGGCTCAGGCTAATGACCAATTAACAGGTCATATTATCACCGAGGTTGTAAAAGGTAATCAGGAAGAAATGTTGAAAGTCCTTGAAAAAGAACTTGAAACACTTGCTTACAATTATACAATTGAGTTGACGCAAATACTACAGAAGAATTTGCCAAACATTTTAGATTTTATTGCTGCTGATTTAAGAATAAAAGCAGATGAAATTAGAAAGTGTGAGGAGTTGAAGGGAAGTTCCAATGGATGTATTTAGTGTCATTTACGAAGCGCTTCAAATTATATATGCTATAATCCCTAAAGATTTGTTTATAATCATACTGGGATGTTTGTTAGTTGGTTTATTTTATACTTACAAGGGGGAGAATAAGTGAAAAAAATTACTAAAAAATTTAAATTAAGAGTTAAGAAAAAACTTAAAAATGAAACTGCTAATATTAGTAGGCAGTACATTACCAAATATTCGGATATTAAAAAGTATTTTAGAATACTTAATGACGCTATTTTTGATGGTATGTTGGATGCCTTCAATGATATTAAGATTAAAAATTTAAGATGTAAAGGTGAAGTGGTACAATATGAATGGGCAAGAAAAGGAACTAGAGTTTACCATTTACATATGTTACCAAAATACAAGAATAAAAAAGAATTTTTAGATACACTGGCTCACGAAATGATCCATTTGTATCAAATGAATTTAAAAGGAGATACAGGCAACCATAATGCGTTGTTTTATTCATTTAGACCAAAATTAAATTATGTTGGACTTGATATTTAATAATATCAGTTTTTGTTATGAAAGAAATAATTGAAAAAAATTTTATTGATGATTTTGTGAAAGATAATATTCGTAAAGGTATTAAAATCATATATGATACAGCACAAGGGTCCCACCCACAAAGAAAGTGCTATTATACAGGATACTTACATAAAGATATCCTAGACAATTTCCCAGGCAGAACTAGTAAAAAAATATTTAAAGGTTATAAAGAACTATTAAAGGATAGAACATTAATATTCACACAAAAAAGATTTGATAAAGAATCGTATGATTATTATGTACAAAAAATAAATGCCCAATAATAAAAAAGAAGTATTAAAGATATTAGAAAATAATAAAATTACAAATTTTCATACTCCAGAAGAGCAAATTAAAATGAAATTAAATGAAGCAAAAAAAATAAACTATGATGGTAAGACCTATACTTTTTATAGGGACGAAGATGGACATATTCATCCAGAAGGTGAAGATTATGAATCGGCAGAATATTTAATTAAGAATAGAGATACCGTAGTTTGGTATATTGCAAAAAAGATGAAATGGGAATTGCCAAAAAAAGAAATTTGCGTAATGTGTGATAGAGAAGTTAAACCAGAGAATTTAAAAAAATATAGAAAGATTGTGGAGAAATATGATTTATAATAAATCTATAAAAGTTGAAACTTTAGAATCACAAAAAGAAGAATTAGAATCATCTATGCAATCTTCTAGGCACCAAGAGTATGTTAGAAAAGAAATGGATAAGATTAGAGCAGAAGGTGTAATGAAGGAAGAAAGTATATCCGATACACACAAAATTATTAAAGAAGCTGAGAGAAGGGTAAATAATGATAAAGTTAAATAAAGGACAAAAAGATATATTGAATAAATTGATTCAAGGTAAAGGTCAGTTTATTACAAAAAGAATTAAGAAAGAAGAATCAGACGGTAATGTATTAGCAGATGTTGTTAAATTATATTTGCACGGTTTGTTAACCTTTCAAAGAGAATATGATATACCTTATGTTGGTCCAGCAAATGAACATAAAGTTAGATATAAATGGTATGTTATTACAATTCATAAAAATAAAACAATAAAAGATATAAAGGATGTGTTAAGTGGGAAACAAAAAAAATAAAGAATTTGATTGGGAAAAATTGTTAAATACTTCGTGGAAATATTTAAAGATTTTCTTTGCTGTATTAATAGTAGGAACTATTATATTTGGTGCAGGAACTTTCTATCCAAACCAACTTACTACTAAAAGAATTAATACACAATTAGAACTTTATTACATAGATAAAATAAAAGATTTGGAATTAAGAGAACCATCTTTTGAGTATTCTACAGATGTTCAATTTGTTAAGGCAATGCACAAATGTATTGATTATATAAATTTTACTTTAGAACCAAATAAGAGGATACCTTATGAACTTATTACAGCACAAGCAGCTTTAGAGTCTGGTTGGGGTATGAGTAGATTTGCTAAAGAGGCAAATAATTTATATGGTATAAGAACTTGGGATAAAGAAGGTAAGTATCTATTACCAACAGGTATTGAGAAATGGCCTGGTTGGGGAGTTAGAATATTTACTTCCAAATGCCAATCAGTAAAAGAATATATTAGGATTTTAAATGAGCATCCTGCATATTCAGATTTTAGAGCATTAAGAACTCAAACTATGGATCCGATTAAGTTAGTTAAAACTTTAACCAAGTTTTCTACAACGGACGATTATGCAGACCGAGTAATTAAAATAATTGTAAAGGTTAGAAAATTAGAAAATGTTGTTGCAACAGATAAAAAAGTTGAACAATGATATTATCAATAATATACATCCTATTGATATATCTTTTAGTAGTAGGGATGTTGGTGATGTGGAATAAGGAGAAATAATGGATTTAGTACACGGACTAATATTAGGAAGTTTAGGCATTATATTAACCATAATAGGTTTTGGTGTTGCTTTATATTTTGGTAGTAAGGAAAAGAAGGAAGTAAAATACGAAGATTTATCTTCCGTACAAAAATCATTATGGGACTTATTTGATAGAAAGAAATAATATGAGCGAAAAAAATGGAAACAAAGATAGTCAATTAGATAATTGTTATCAAAAAATGTTTCGGTTTATGATTGAGCAAGGGTTTAAATTTGAATGGCAAATTATAGCAGCCACTATGATTGCGATTGCATTAAGGCTGTATAAAACGGTTTTAGATCCACAAGGCTATGATGAAATGATGGAAAGTATCAAAGAGTCTATGGATAAAATTGAACCTTATGAAGATAAGACCTTACATTAAGAATAAATAATAATATGTTTTTAGCAATTATAACATTACTATCAGCAATATCTATATCAGTAATAGCCGCAGGTTATTCTATTATAGGTTTGGCAACACTATTTGCAGGAGCAAAGGTGGCCATTATTGCTATGGGTTCTGTATTAGAAGTAGGTAAATTAATTGCCGCTTCTTGGTTATATCGGAATTGGAATAGTAATTTACTCCCCAGGTCAATTAAATGGTACTTAACTTCATCGGTTATAGTATTAGTATTTGTAACCAGTATGGGTATCTTTGGATTTTTATCTAAAGCACACCTAGACCAAGTTAGACCATCGGGAAATAATGCAGTACAAGTTGCTCTAATAGATAAACAAATAGACCAACAACAAATAATTATAGATAGAAACGAGTCTGTATTGGATCAATTAGACCGTGTAATGGAAGTTTATATTGAAAATGAAAGAGTTAGTAAAGGCCTTTCAGAAAGAAAAAAACAGAAAAAAGAAAGAGAATTATTAAATAATGAAATAAAAATTGCAATGAATACTATTGCTGAACTTTCAGTACAAAAAAGTAATTTAGAAATTGAACAATTAAAAATTGAGGCAGATGTAGGTCCACTTAAATATGTTGCAGAATTAATATATGGAGATAAGGCTGAGGACCATTTTGATAAAGCAGTAAGAATTATAATTATAGTTTTAATTTTTGTATTTGACCCATTGGCAGTATTGTTGTTAATTGCTGCTAATATTTCATTTAAACAAAGGGCAATGCACAAAAATTTATCTAAAGAAAATGAAAAACAAACTTTAGAAGATAAAATTGAAAGACAAGGTATTAGATTAAGAAGATTAAAAGCACAGGAAAAAGATTACAAAACCTTTGTAGAAAAATTAGGTGCTAAAGAATTATCAGAATTGGATCCAGATGAGATTCGTTTAAAATTGAATCAAATAGTGGATTGGAATGACAAAAAGGTGAAGGAAGAACAATAAATTTGACGCTTGACTCAAGGTTAAAAACTTGATATAATGGAGAGTACATTATGAATATTTTTTATTTAGACAAAAACCCCGAAATAGCAGCTCAATATGCGTGTGATAAACATTGCGTAAAAATGATATTAGAAACTGCTCAATTGTTGTCAACAGCACATAGAGTTTTAGATGGTAGAGATTTACAGATGAACTCTTTATTAGAAGAAAAAACAATGTACAAGGCAACACATATAAATCATCCATCAGCAAAATGGGTGCGTGAAAGTGCTTATAATTACAGATGGTTATATTTGTATTTTTGTGCTTTAAATGAAGAATATAAATTAAGATATAAAAAAGATAAAAACCATTTATCTTTTGCTAAATTGAAGGACTTATTACATAACCCTCCAATGAAAGCACCTGTAAATAAAATAGGTACTGAACCACCAACTTGTATGCCAGATGAATGTAAAATTCCTGGAAATGTTGTTGAGTCATATAGAAAATATTATATAATGAAAAAAAGAAGTTTTGCAACCTGGAAAAGCCCTGCTAAAACACCAGTATGGTTTGAGAACGGTTTGCAACAAAGTGAAAATATTAAATTAGGAGGAGATAAATAGAAGATGTCAGTAAAAGACGCAGTAATAAAAAAATTAGAAGGCGAAGTTGAAGCTATTGAAACAAATATTAAGACTTTTTTAAAAAGTCCAACTCAAGCTGTTCCAGACCATATAAATTATACTGGTACGGTTGAAAAAGAGTTAGAGAAATTGTCTAGTACAAAAGGCAAATTGGTTTCATTAAAAAATATTAAAGAATAATGCCACTATACTCGTTTGAAAATACCAAAACTGGTAAAGAATGGTCGGAGATGATGACCATATCTGATAAGGAAGAATATCTTAAAAATAATACACACATAAAGCAAGCAATAACAAAATTGAATATTGTTGCTGGTGTGTCAGGAATGAGTTATAGACAAGACCAAGGATGGAAAGAGAATTTAAGTAGAATAGCAGAAGCACATCCTAAAAGTGCATTAGCCAAAGAACACGGTAAAAGAAGTATAAAAGAAGTAAGAACTGAAAGAGTTATTAATAAACATAGAAAAATACAAGCAGAAAAGGCAAAGAAATTTGCAAAGTAGAGATTATGCAGAAAATAAATAATATAGTTAATGTTATGAGTGAGCAACTGAAACCCAAAGGTCGTAAACCGGCGCAAAGTAAGTCAATCCACTCCTATAGCATTAATAATTGGGGCAGGTCATACACCGTAACCTCCAATTACAGAATGGCCTGCTCGTCAACAGCGGAGGTCCAATAATGAGAAAAATAATATTAATATTATCACTATTGATTACACTTCCGGCGTGTTCACAATTCGCAATGGTTACTAGTACGAGTAGCTTGGTTGCGAGTAATAATATCTACGCCAAAGTTTATGCTGGGGCTGATATGGTAACAATTATCAGTACAGAAAAATCTATAAAGAAGCACGCTTATAACCATTTGGTTACACCAGCGTTGGTTACATATAAGAAAGTAGAAAATCATATTCCAATACAAACTATATACAAAGAAGGAATGTTTGGTTGGGAATATGTAGAAACAGAATTAGGGAAAAGGAGATAGTTATGGCAGATAAAGGTATACCAGATTTTATGAGAGAATTTGATATGAATATAGATTATGGTTTTACTCCGGTATCACATAAACCTGCAGATCCAAAACCAGGAGTTGATAAAGCAGTAATTGAATCAAAGTTTGAAGGAACAAATATAGAATTATCAAAAGTTAAGTCCGATGTATCAACAATTAAATCTATGATGAACGAGGTAATGCAAATTGTAGCAGAGAAAGATTCTGTTAATAAAGAAATTGCAAGTGCTGATGTTAAGACTAGATTTAAAGATGTTGAGAAAATTGTCCTACCACTATTATACAATTTATCAAAATCGGATGAACCATATATACATTGGCCAAATCGTGGACCAATTATAAGAAGCCAGATTGAGAAAATACTTAAACTTACAAGGGGGTAATTTATGAATCTTCTAAAGAAGATGATTAAAGAGCACAAGCGTATGGATGTAAAAACTAAAGAACTAACTGAAACAAGAAGAAACGATAGGTCAATGACAAGTTGGGTTAACTTAAAGGACCTTAAAAAAATGAAATTAAGAACAAAGGATAAAATAAATGAAATTAAGCAAAAATTTTAGTCTAAAAGAGCTGACTAGAAGCCAAACTGCTGACCGAAAAGGGATTGCAAATAATCCTAATGAGGACCAGATTGATAAGTTGCAGAATTTGTGTGAAATGGTATTACAGCCTGTTAGGGACCATTTTAAACAAGTTGTATCTGTATCATCTGGATTTAGGTCACCAGAATTATGCGTTGCAATTGGCTCAAGTGTTAATTCACAGCACGCCAAAGGGGAAGCGGCTGACTTTGAAATTACAGGAGTGCCAAACAAACAATTGGCAGATTACATTTATAAACATTTGGATTTTGACCAATTGATATTGGAGTATCATAATCCAGAGGAAGCGAATAGTGGATGGGTCCATTGTTCATATAAGAATACAAATAATAGAAAAGAATATTTAAGAGCATTTAGGGGTCCAGGTGGCAAAACGGTGTATGAAAAGACACATACAGCAGATTGGGAACCTAGTCCTAGTGAAATTATGGATCAATACTCTCAAAAAGGAGTATAGGTCATTGACATATTAGTGATTTGTGATATAATTATAGTATGATTAAATTTAGGAGAATATAATGGCATTTAATTATGTAAAACTTGACGAAACGGTATTACCTAAAGGTTTAGGTGTAAAAGGTAAAAACCAAGATGGTATAAGATATTATACTATTGATGGTATTAATATGCCTTCGGTTACATCTATTTTAGGACAAATACCAGAACGAGCTGCGAAGATACAGGAGTGGAGGGATGCTGTTGGCGACCAAATGGCCAATTACATATCTCGGTCTGCTACAAGTCGTGGTAAAACTCTACATACATTGGTAGAAAATCATTTAAAAAATCAGGACGATAAATCTATTGGTATTACCAAGGTAACACCATTAGGATTATTCAGATTGATTAAACCTTACTTAGCAAGAATAGACAATATACATTGTGTTGAGGAATATCTATGTTCAAAAGAAATAGGTGTTGCAGGACAAGTAGATTGTATTGCTGAATACAAAGGTAAATTATCGGTGATAGATATTAAGTCATCAACAAAGCAAAGAGATAGAGAATACAATTATGGTAACTTCTTACAAACTGCTGCTTACGCAAAAATGTTTGAAGAACTTTATCCAGATAAGAAAATTGAACAAACTATAGTCTTGGCTGCTTGTGAAGATGGCTATGTACAAGAGTGGATACACGAAGAAGCAAAGATGAAAGAACACCAAGAGCTATTCTATAAACACGCAGCTGATTTTTTTAATACGCATAAGGAAAAATTAACACAACCAGAATAAATATATGAGTAATGTTCTCAAAATTTTTAAAAGGTTGTTGGCTCGCATTATTGCTGAGCGTTGTATCGCTGTCTGTAAAGGCAGAGGATTCACAAGGATTTAATCCATATCAGTATGGAATGTACACACAACATTTTCCTGCTGTCTGTGGAGAATATGCGTTTGTTGAGAATTTACTAGAGCAGAAAGGTTTTGTTCCATCTCAAGCTAGTATTGGGAGAGTAGGGGCAAATCCACAAGGAGATCCAGTCTTTTTAATTATGTTATATAGAAATAACGACCAATTATTAATGACAATGGAAACTCCTCAACAACAAGAAAAATGTATTATGTTTTTGACATTTAATACTATAGTAATTCCTAAGGAGGAATAAATGAGTGATGAAATTTTAGGTAATGAACAACTAGAATTATTTCCTAAAGACCTAGACGAACAAGATGAAGCTCAACAAGCGACATTTGAGAACGAACACGATAGAGATTATTCTCCAATGGTGCAAATCTCAATTAAAGAGTACGATAGGTTAAAAGAAAAATCAAACTATATTACCGACCCAAGTCTTATTGCAATTGTAGATAAGATTGAGGAGTTAGTAAGAGCATTAAGAAAACATATAGTTAGAAAATTTTAAAATGAATTTTATGTTGAAGGTTAGATAATAACTAGTGAGGACCTGGGTGCAATTCCCAGCACCTCCACCAATTTAGAACACATTTAGATGTGCTGTAAGGGGGTGAGTTAGATTCGACTACTACTAAAACTAACTGGAGTAAAATAGTAGGGTGCTACTTTAAAGGCCATTTTTAAACGACAACGCAAGTTATCGTATGGCTGCTTAGGCAGACGGAGTGTGGTCCCGACTTGGCAACAGGAACGGGACATAAAAAGGATATTATGTTGACTAGTAAGAAGTTTGCTTTAAAAATTGAAGAAATTGTCAAAGAAAAAAGAATCTCATATATTGACGCTGTAGTTTATTATTGTGAAAAAAATAATATAGACACAGGCACCGTTGGTAACCTAATCAATAAATCATTAAAAGAAAAAATTAAAGGAGAGGCAGAAAATTTAAATTTTCTACCTAAATCAAGCACATTACCGTTATGATAAAAGTTGAAATGATAGATAAAATGGGTAGTGATTTATCAGTAGTAAATGCTGCTAGAGTATCATATGCTAAAGTTAAAAATGAATTTGAAGATAAAGATACAAAACTTATAGGTTATCTTGCTAAACACGGTCATTGGTCACCTTTTGCTCACGCCTCAATATCATTTAGAATTAAAGCACCAGTATTTGTTGCAAGACAATTAGTTAAACATCAAGTAGGATTAAGTTGGAACGAAGTAAGTAGGCGTTATGTATCATATGAGCCCGAACTATATAAGATAGATGAATGGAGAGGTAAACCTGTTAATTCAAAACAAGGTTCGTCTGGAACAATAAAGTTAAGTGAACTTGCTGAAGTAACTTATAGTGAAATGATGGATGGTCTTAAAATTTTATATAATCAATTGTTAAGTGAAGGTGTAGCACCTGAACAAGCAAGAGCAGTATTACCACAATCAATGATGACAGAATGGATATGGTCAGGTACTTTATATGCGTTTGCTAGAGTATGTGATTTAAGATGTAAACCAGATGTACAAAAAGAAACAAGAGAGGTTGCGGAGTTTATAGATAGTTATAGTTTATTTCATTTTCCTATCAGTTGGAACGCATTAAGACCAAGATAATGAATGGATATGAAGCATATAAATTATATTTGGCAATTAAGTTACACTTCTCTACGGAAGATTATGATTTCATTAAACACAATGGTAAAGTTAATTGTTCACTAGATAGTTTTACTAAAAGGAATGATAAGTATTTCTTTCATAGGTTATCAACAAGATTTAAAGATGAGGAGTTATTAAATTTTTATGTTGCAAATTTTTCAAATAAACCAAAAAGATGGATTGGGGAGTTAATAAGAGAAGATGGTGAGTCTGTATATAGAAAGTGGCAAAAATATAATGAAAGCTTTGCATACAATTTTAGAGCAGATTGCTCTACTATTAATAATGACATTGCTAGGATTGGCGGCCGTTTTGATGATTGGTTCAATGTTCATAATGGACAACATCCAAAGTTGCTACGCTTATATCTTTCAAAACGACTTGGGACAGAAACAATGGTCACCTTTAATAAAATATTATCGTTTATCCCGAATTGGGATAAAAAAATTGCTGAGAAAGTGGTTTGGCCCGAGGTTTCTTTTAGGTTAAAAAAATATTCACCCTTCGTTAAATACAATACAACAAAATGTAAGTTTATAATGAAGGAAATATTTGTGTGAGTAAGTTTGATAAAATAGTTATACCAGAAACAAATAGATTATATTCAAGCGAAACTCAATTTGTATATATTGATAGAATATATGGTGGGTTGCATAAATCTGACCAGAGGTTAATACAAAAAGATGGAACAACATATAAAGGTAGAATTGATAAGAGGTCAATTAAGTTAAAAGATGGCACACTTGGTATGGTTCATTGTACAGCAGATAACAGATGGTTTGATAGGTGTGGTATGCCAATAGATAAACCTAAAAATTTAATTACTAGAAAGAGCGGTGATGAGTAGAAACCTAGAAGGCATACCTGAAGGTAAATATAAATGCTCTACTTGTAAGCAAGAAAAAGATAGTATCCATTTTCATTGGTATGAAAGTCGCCGACCTAATGGAGGTCTAGGTGATAGAAAAAGAGTTAATGGCTCTTGTAGAGAATGTAGAAATAAATTGGCTGTAGAAACAAACAAATTAAAAAGAGAAACAATACCTCAACACCCTAAACCTGCTTTTGGAGAATTATGTAAGGCTTGTAAAAGACCTGTGTATGCTACCCAAAGTGATATACCAGTAGATGTAAATGGAACTTATCAATGGATGTTTGACCACAATCATAAGACGGTTGAGTTTAGAGGTTGGATTTGTAATCCTTGTAATACAGGTTTTGGTTTACTAGGTGATACTGCTGATTCAGTAAAATTAAGATTGCAGTATTTAATTGAGTCGGAACAAGATGGATAAAGAATTAGAAAAAAAGATTAATGGCACTTGGACTATAAAAGAAATTATAGAAGCAATGAAACGAATATGTCCAGAGGCGTGGGATGAATAGAATTTTTTTAATAGGTAATGGCCAAAGTAGATTACAATTTCCTATTGAGAAGTTAAAAGGTCACGGCAAGATATATGGTTGCAATGCCATTTATAGGGACTATCCAGATTTAATAGATGTATTGACAGGAGTTGACCACGGTATATGCCACGAAATATATCATAGTGGTTATGCTTTAAAGAAACCTTGTTATTTTAGAAATTGGACTAAAGTACCTGTTCATATGTATTCTATGATGGTTGAAGGTATGGCTTCAAAACAAGAAGTTGAAGATATAAAAAAATATGATTTAATTAAATCTAATAACCAAGATGATTCTACTGAATTTGTTATGCACGGCACCAATTTAAAAGGTCTAGTTGGTATCATCAAAAAGAATAATCAGATTGATAGACAACAAATTAATAAATCACAATTATATTTGTCCTGGATTAAAGAAGGCGATATGTCATTTGATTTTAGAGATATTGCAGATGGTAAAGACCACGGTTGGGCGTGTGGAGCAACAAGTGGTTTTATTGCTTGTAAAAGAGAGCATCCAGATGAGGTCTATATGATAGGCCACGATTTATATAGTGATACAGATAAGATTAATAACATATATGCCAGTACACAGAATTATACAGCGAAAAACACCCCACCTACCCCAGCAGTTAATTGGGTAGACCAATGGAGAACTCTTATGGGATGGACTCCAGATGTCAAGTTTTATAAGGTCAACCTGGATGGGGCAGATACAAAGACTAACCGACCTTTACCCGAATGGAGTAAGTTGAGCAATATTGAATATATGACACATAGACAGGTGCTTGACAAGTTGGGTATTTCCTGATATAATGGTACATAATGATTACAATACTAGATTATTTAATAGATAAGTTGTCGCAATTTAGACACTTTCTCCGTGAACGAAAATTACCTGTGGAATGTAGAAAACCTTGGGTAGAAGGTTATCGTAGATGGAAGAAATCTTATAAATAATCAAGTGAATTTTATATAATGATACGAAAGAAATAATACTTAAACAAAAATATACACATAGGAGGATATATAAGTTATGAGTACAGCACTTGAACAATTAAAAAGGTCAAAATCTAATTTTGACGCTCTGACAAAAAAGTTAGAGAAATCTATAGATAAAGATCCATCAAAGAAAAGTAATTACCAAGATGACAGATTCTGGAAACCAGAATTAGATAAATCTGGAAATGGTTATGCAGTATTGAGATTTTTACCAGCAATAGAAGGCGAAGATATGCCTTGGGTAAGAGTTTGGAATCACGCATTTCAAGGACCAGGTGGTCAATGGTATATTGAAAATTCTTTGACGACTTTAAACAAAAAAGATCCTGTATCGGAAGAAAACACTAGATTGTGGAATACTGGTATAGAGTCTGATAAGGATATTGCTCGTAAGAGAAAAAGAAAACTACAATATTATTCAAATATTTTAGTTGTTTCTGATCCAAAACATCCAGAACACGAAGGTAAAGTTTTCTTATACAAATTTGGTAAAAAGATATTTGATAAGATAACTGAAAAGATGAATCCGCAGTTTGAAGATGAGAAGGCGTGTAACCCATTTGATTTTTGGGAAGGCGCTAACTTTAAATTAAAGATTCGTAAAGTTGATGGTTTTTGGAACTACGACAAATCAGAATTTGAGCCAGTTGGTAAGATTAAATCTACCGATGCTGAGATTGACAAAGTATGGAAATCTCAATACGCTCTTAAACCTTTCATTGATCCTAGTAATTTTAAATCTTATGATGAACTCAAAGAGAAACTGAATAAGACACTTACAGGACAAAGAAACACCGAGTCCGTTGCCAATATTGACTTACCAAAAGTCAATGAGACCGCACCAAAGGTAAACGGTACAGCTACTAAAAGTGGTTGGACGGTGACAAAAGATAAAGTAGAAAGCGAATCTGGTGACGGTGATTCTATATCATACTTTAGCAAATTAGCTGAGGACGATTCGTAATCTATCTCTCACACTTTACTTTAAAAGGTACCCGAGTAATCGGGTGCCTTTTTTTTAGCCTAAAATGTTTTTAGATGATGTTCGGTGAGTATAATAAAATTCATATCATTTCTTTGGCACCATTCTTTTGCGTATGCCCATTTGGCCTGATTTTTCTTATACCCCATAATTGCTTTGATGTATTGCCTAGTCTTGCGTAATTTCTTTTTAGGTGGTTTTGTTTGATATGATGGTTTGATTTCAACAATGAACTTTCTTATTGTATTATCAGGTTGTTTTACTTTCATATAAAAGTCTGGGAAGTATCTATGTATTTTATTGTCAATTGAACGATATTTTATCCATATTTCTTCACTACCCCACTCTAACACTTGTGGTGTTTTATCACAATAGGCCATAAACCTTCTCTCCCAGGAAGAACGATAAATAATATTACTAGGGTCGCCTTTGTATTTTCCTGGGTTTTTAGGTGTAAAAATACCTTTATATGCCATCTTATCCAAGTTAACTAATCTCCCAATCTTTCTCATACTATTATTTATTGCATATAAATATAGATATGGCAAGTATATTTGATACTATCAAACAAAGAGAAGGTTCTTCTACTGGACATATGCGAAAATCTGCCCAATGGTATAGAGCGCAAGTCAGTAAGTTAGCAAGTAATATTACTGCTAGACAATTGATGAAAGATGGTAAATTGACACAACGACCTAGTAGAGGTAAGTTAAGTCTATATGCTTATGACCCTAAATTAAAAGGCACATTACCTTACTATGATATATTTCCATTAGTGTTACCTTTAGACCCAATCAAAGGTGGTTTTATTGGTATGAACTTTCACTATTTGCCACCATTATTAAGATTTGAAATGTTAGATAAGATGAGTAGATTTGCTACTGATAGAAAATTTGATAAGAAAACAATTTTTGATATAAACTATGATGATGTTAAAAAAATTAGAATTATTAAACCCACTCTTAAAAAATATTTGTGGTCTCATATGAGGTCAGATTTTTTAAGAATAGATTTAGACGAGGCCGCAATTGCAATTATGTTACCTGTTGCTAGATTCAAAAAAGCAAGTGAAGCAGTTGTTTGGTCAGATAGTAGGAATAAAATATAATGGCAATAATTAGAGAACGAATACCTTTACCAGGGAAACTAGGGAAAATATTTGACATAAGACTAGGTCTACCTAGAGATAGAGGCTTTGATCCAGTAAAAGAAGCTAAGCGTTATCACCAAGATAGTCAGCCAAATGAAAATACTAGAATAAACAAAATGAGGTCCTTTTTATCTCAAGCAGAAGGACTTGCTAGACCAAATAGATTTATTGCCGTAGTTAATATTCCACAGGCATTACAAACTGCCGTAGAATCATCACAGGAATTTGTAGAATACACAACACAACAAGCAATGACAAGCACTTTAAATAATTTAATTAGAGATAGATTGATATGGTTTTGTGATAGTGCTTCTTTACCTGGAAGAAATATAACAGATGAAACAAAAGATATGTTATATGGACCAGAAAGAAAAATTGCTAGAGGTGTTGGCTTTGAAGATTTAACTTTAACATTTTATATGGGACAAACTATGGCTGAAAAAGCATTATTTGAATCTTGGCAGAATTTAGCAATTAACCCTAATACACATAACGCTAATTTTTATGATGAGTATTGTGGTTCGATACAATTATATCCATTAATAGGTGTTAAAAATGATAAATGGGAAGATTATGAATCACCTCAAAGTAAGAAATGGTCGTTAACAGGTATGATTAAAGATAAAGTTTTTGGCAATAAACCTGTTGTTGCAAAAAGAAAAGTAAGTACAGGTGATGATAGAGCAATGGCAATTGCAACGGTTGGTGCTTATTATAATCATTTAACTGAAGCGTGGCCAACAGCTATATCTGCTGTGCCGTTAAGTTATAATACCAACAATGAAATAATGAAATTAACGGTTACTTTTACTTACAGAAAAGCAATAGGTCCTGCTGATGTTGAAGGAGGACTAGGTGTTGATTCATTGCCACAAGGAAAATTAAGACCAGGAGAAGTTTCAATAGGAGAATACCAAAAACGAGGCCAGTTTGGTGGTATTATTGAACAAGCTAAAAAGATTGGAAGAGATGTATTAAACCAAGCGAAAGTAAGATTTCCTTGGGGTAGAATATTTGGTGGTAAAGTGATACCACCATTCTTTTAAACAATGACTATATAATATACTGATAAGGAGGATAAATTATATGGACGAAACAATGACTAATATGACAAATAGGATGCAGTTACCAAAAAACGTGACCCCTACTTATACTTGCGAATTGCCTTCTACTAAACAAGCGGTTAAATATAGACCGTTTCTTGTTAGAGAAGAAAAGATATTGTTAATTGCTTTAGAATCGGAAGATGATAGAGAAATACAAAATGCAGTAGAACAAGTTATACAGAATTGTATATTGGACTCTAACATTAATGTTGGAGAGTTACCGATATTTGATTTTGAATATTTGTTTTTAAAAATAAGAGGCAAAGCAGTAGGAGAGGTTGTGAATTTGAAAGTGAAATGTCCAGATGACGAAAAAGAAGTCGTGGATGTATCACTTAACCTTGAAGAAATTAAGGTTGATTATAATGATAAGCACAAAAAAGAAGTTGATTTTGGGGATGGATATGGAGTTATAATGAGATATCCAACAATTAAAACTTTTAATAATAAAGTTAGTGCTACACAATTGAGTTTTGACTTAATAACAGAATGCATACAAAGTATTTACAAAGGTGATGATGTATTTGATAGAAATAATATTGACAGAAAAGAATTGGAAGAGTGGGTAAACAATTTGACTCAACCACAATTCACAAAGATGTCAGAATTTTTCTCAACAATGCCATCAATGAAACACACTTTGAAATATAAGA